CGGGGTGTCGTCCTCCATCAAGGTGACGGTGAGCGACAGGCTGTCGGAGGCATCGGCCACGAGGTCGCGGCGCGGCGTGTAGAGCGGCGTCGCATGTCGCCACGGCAAGGTCATCGCGAGCATGCTCATACGGTCATGTTCCCCGCCGCCGTCACCAGGCCGGCGTTGGTGCTGTAGAACAGCGCCGCGGTGGTATTGCGGCGCAGATCGCAGCCGACCACGCCAAGCTGCGAGCCGTCATAGGTGGCGACGCCGTAGAGTTGGTCGGTATCGCTTGGCACATTGCCGCTACGGCAGCCGCTCACCATCAGTGCCCCGGCATAATGGTTGATCCCGCTGCGGTTCGCGGTGTGGGCGAAGCCGTTGGAAGTCGCGCGGCAGCCGGTCATCTGGGTGTCGCCGCCGGAGATGGCAAAGCCATGCTCGGAATGCTGGCACGCGACGACGGCATCCAGCATCGTGTCGCGGTTGTTGGCGGTGACGTAGACGCCATGGCCCCGATTGGGCGCCGGTGTGGCCAAGCCGCGACCGCAGGCGTTGGTTCCGGTCAGTTCGGTGTACAGGCCGATAACCTTATGGTTGCCGCCGTAGGTATCGAGATACAACTCGCCAAGGCCGTCGCCGCCGATAAATCCACCGGTAATCCGCAGGTCGTAGACCGGCGAGGTTGCAGTGCCCTGCACGATCATCCCATAGCCGGCGTTGGCATACGTCGAAAGGTTGATCCACTCGCCCATCGGCGCCTGCCCATTAGGGGCGACCGACACAAAGTAGCCGTGGCCTCCGTTCTGCTGGCACATCATGTTACAGAGCCGCCATTGCAGCGCCGAGCCCGCCGGCGTGTTGTCGAACACGACGCCATGCGAAGTGCAGGCCTCGATCCAGACATTATCGACATGCGAGATGTCGGTGTTGCCGAGTATCAGTCCGATATAATGGTTGTTGAGCACCACGTTCTGGATCGTCGCGTTGCTTTGGGTCTGGTTGTAGACGATGCCAGCGCCACCAGACACCGCGGGGGCTCCGCCTGAACCGTACCAGAACCCGCCGTTGCGGATGATGCCGAGGTCGCGGAACCCGGTCCACGACAGGTTGTTGACGCTGAACACCGGCGCGCTACTGCTGATGCAGTTGATGATCGACGCGCCGGGTCCGGTGCCCCAGACCACCTGGCCGTTGCAGGCGATGACGTGGCGGCCGGTGGTGTTGTAGGTGCCGGGTGGGAAGAAGATCGGCGTACAGGTGGCGAGCGCCGCGTCGATGGCAGCGGTATCGTCGGCCACGCCATCGCCCTTGGCGCCGAAGTCGTGCACATCCGCCATCGTGGTGAGCGGCGGGCCAAAGATCAGCGGGCCGGAATCTGGCATTGGTTGTCTCTACAGATCGGCAGTTGCGATGTAGGTGCCTTGCAGCACCACCTGGCCGGAGCCTGACGTGCTGGTGGCGTACGGCTCGAAGCCGGCGGGGCTGAGCACGGCCACCGCGCCGGTGCAGGAGGTCTGGATGGTGAACGTCGGCGTCATGGTCGGCATCGCACGCATCGGCACCGGGAACGACTGCTGCTGCGCGAGCACGATGGAGCCGCCGCCGTTATAGCCCAGCACGCGGATATTGCCGGTGCAGAAGAACCGCAGGCATTTCTGGAATTCCGGCTGCGGTTCGGGCTTTTCCAGCGATGACGCAGCGCTGCCGATCTCCATCTGCGTGCCCCAGAGCGAGATCCAGCCGGACTGCACGCCAATGTTGCCGGCGACCGCGTTGGAGGTCGCGCCCGACGAGTAGTAGAGCTGGATGGACGTGAAATGGTCGCCGTTGCTGCCCAGCGTCTTGCCAGCGACCGAAGGCACCGCGATGGTCACGGGATAACGCGCCCACGATGTCGTGGTGGTGACCGGAATGCCGGTAGACAGTGCGGTCACCGCTGTACTCGGCGAGCCGCCGGTGCCGAAATTCTGCAACAGGTTGATGCCGAGCTTCAGCCCCGCGGCGCTGGCTTGTGCCCAGAATGAGAACGTCACCGTTTTGCCGGCCAGCCGCCGCACATTCTCGATCCGCTGCGCTATGAAGTTGCTGGCGGCAGCGCCGGCATTGCCGGTGAATGTGTTCTGCAACTGAAACGCGGCTTCCTCGTCGCCGAGCACGGCCCGGCCGCCATCGCCGATCACCAGTTGCACCACACTGGCGGTGTCGAGGGTGACCGCTAACAACCAGCGATCCAGCGTGTAGCCGGTGGCGGTGAACGGGCCAGTGCCTCGCTGCGCGATGTTGAACAGCGAGTTGTGCAGGTAGTTGCGTCCGGCATCACCGGCGCTGCCAGCAGGTCCGGCCGGCCCGGTCGGTCCTGGCGGTCCTCCCGGCGTGCCTGGCGTTCCTGGCGCCCCCGGTGGCCCTGCTGGTCCAGCGGGCCCAGGCGGGCCTTCTGGTCCCACCACCGGCACCTCGATCGGCGCCGGATAGCCGGCGTAGTGCAGATGCACCATCCTAGAAGTACTCCGTCTGCACCCGCTCGCCGCTGGTCGGCAGCGCGATGATCTGCGCGAGGCTCCGCGTTGCCGCGACCACCGCATCGGGCGGGAACTGCTGCTCGAACCGTGGTGCCAGCGCCGCCGCCGCGAGCGCCACGTACGGGTCGATAGCCGCCGGCGGGATGTCGAACACCGTCCAGCGCACCCGGCCGCGCGCTGCCAGGTCGTCATGCACCGCCTGCACCGCGGCGGTGGCGAGGTCCGGCGCCGACAGCACCAGCGCCACCTGCCGCACCCTTGCCTCGAGCGCGGCATAGATCTGGATGTCGCCGGCCTTGCCAAAGCTGGTCGCCGCCAGCGTCGCCGCCATCTTGGTATATTCTTCGGCCACTGCACTGGGGATGCCGGTGTTGTCCCACCACGTCAGCGCCCGCGCGGTGAGGCTGTCCTGCACCGCCTGTACCTTGGCCAGTGCGAGCGCTTGATCCGACGCGGTGGGTGTTTCGTCGGCGGCGATCACGCCGAGCTCGACCAGCGCCGCGGTGGCGACACTGGCCGGGGTGACCATGGCGTTGAGCGGCGGGCGGTCGGCGACCGGGACGATAGCGACGCCGATCCGCCTGAGGGCGCGCTCTCCGAGATCGGAGACGACGCTCACTTACGCGCGGCCTGTGCCTCTGGCGGCGGCTGGATCGGCACGTCGGCCGGCTCGGTGATGAGGCCCGCCGCGAGGCTGGAGACGCGCGACGCCGCACCGGATGATCCCGGCGTCGCGTGCATGGACTCTACTGACTTGGCGTAAGCTTCGGCGGCCGCGGCCTGCGCCTTGCGCTGCTCCAGCGAGGGCGGTGGCCCGCTTGGCCCGACCGGATCGAGCCCGAGCGCCACCAGGTGCGCGTCGCGGGCGGCGACGTTCTCGTTCATGATCCCGGAGATGCCGCCGCGGGCGCCGAGCGAGCCGTCGCCGTTGAAGTCGAGGATGACCTGCGCCCCGATGGAGCCCGCGGCCTGTGCCTCCCTGGCGGCCGCGGCGGCCTGCTCATCGACCTTGGGCGCGGCTTGCTGTGACGCCGCCCCCGCCTGCTGCTTCTCGCGTGCCGCTGCCTCCTCCTGCCGCGGCGTGTGGTCCTGCTGCGGCGTCTGTGCCGACGGCCCCGCGCCGGGGTGCGGCTTACCCTCGTCCTTGTGCTCGGCGTCGTGCTGCTCGTTCTTGTTCGCCATGATGGGGTCTCCCTATGAGGTAGCCAGAACCGGACAGGCGGTTGCATGCACCTGTCCGGCCCGAACTATGCGCGCGGTGGCTTAGGCGTCGGCGGTGTTGGCTGTATATACAGTCACAATGCCATTGTCCACAGGTTTGGTTGTGTCGACAGTGGGATCGGTGCCGAAGCGTAATTTTCCAATGCCCCTTATCTCCTGTACTCCGACTCCATGCATAAAGCCGTAATCCCTTGTATTCGTTGTGCTTTTCATCCGCTGCGCCCACGCCACGCCGAGCGCCTGCGCGCCGCACAGGAACGACGCCGCGACGTCGATGCCGCCACCGCCTGACCCGGTGATGGTGCTGAGTTCCGGGATTTCCCTGATGATCACGCCGTCGTAGAGGACGTCGCCGGCGGTGAACAGCGGATTGTCGCTGCCACGGTTCCAGGCATATTGCAGCGCGTTGACGATGGTCGGGTCTTTCATCAAGTCCCTGAAGGCGTAACTCGGCACGAACATCACGAACCATTCCTCGTCATTGTTGACGGTGATGGGCCTGATCCTCGGATTGGCCGTCCTCGCGATGCGCTTTGCCAAGGTGACGGTGGCGGCGGTGAGCGCGCCGGTGGCGACGGTGATGGTGGCGAGCGCGGTCGACATGATGCCCGACGAGGCGTTGCCCTTGGTGTTGCCGAACAGCACGCGGTCGGCGTTGTTCACCATCCAGGTGTTGCGCTGGCCGGCGGTCGCCGCGCCGTAGGAGACCTGCACGGAGCCGTCCGCGGTCATCGCGCCGAACGACGTGATGATGTCGTTCCTCATTTTCTCGAGTTCCCACGTCAGCAGCGCCTCGCGCGCCGCGTCACGCAGGTCCACAATGCTTTTCTGCTCGTCCCAGTCGCTCACCGCGACCGCGTGCCGGATCACGCCGACGGTCAGGTTCAAGCTGCGAGCGTTGAGGATTTCCTCATTGCCCTCCAAAATGGTGTTGCCAGTGACTCCCGCGCCCACCAGGCGGCGCACGGCTGGAAACACGACAGTATCGCCGGCCTTCCGCGTCAGGTCCTCGCGGACCTGGATCATGGAACTCATCTGAGTTCCCATATATCTCGCGAATTGATTTCTCCTCACGTATTCCATGAAGAAGTCGCTGTCCCATTGAAGGGGAGTTAGACCTGCCCTGGCGGGCGTCACGTTCATGTCAGCGATGACACGTTACTCCTGAGTTGGCAGCGCGGACTTTGTCGACGCGCTACGCACGAGGTTAA